TTGAGGATGGAACTTTTTTGAGTGCTAAAGAATTATTCAAAAATGTTTCAAAAACATCTTGACTTTTGTTCTAATAACGTATATAATGAATATACAAACTGTGAAAATAACTAGGAGAAATATATAATGGCACACGAACTTGAAATGATAAACGGTGAAGCACAAATGGCTTATGTTGGGGATGTTCCTTGGCATGGACTAGGTACTAAGGTTGACCGTGAACTAACACCAGACCAATTCCAAAAGGTTGCTGGACTTGATTGGACAGTAGAAAAACAACCTCTTGTAACTGCAACTGGTATTCCTATTAAAAACAAAGAGGCACTTATCCGTTCCTCAGACAACTCTGTACTAGATGTTGTTGGTACTGGTTGGAATCCTGTACAGAACTCAGAAGCATTCGAATTCTTCCATGACTATGTTATGGCAGGTGATATGGAAATGCATACTGCTGGTTCTCTTAAAGATGGACAAATGGTTTGGGCACTTGCAAAGACAAAAGAGTCTTTTGAGTTGTTCAAAGGTGACCAAACAGATAACTACTTTCTGTTTACTAACCCACACCAATTTGGTAAATCTATCAATATCCGTATGACACCTATTCGTGTTGTATGTAATAACACTCTTACATTGTCTTTATCACAAGATACTGATAAGATGGTTACTGTAAACCACCGTAAGGCATTTGACCCTGCTATGGTTAAAGAGCAGATGGGTATTGCGAAAGAGAAAATGGAACAGTACAAATCAATGGCTGCATTCCTTGGTGGAAAACGTGCTACTGGTGACAATGTAATCCAGTACTTCAATGAAGTATTCGGTGCGCCTGCAAAAGAGAAAGAAGATGGTGTTCTACCATTTACATCTCGTAATGCTAAAATCGCAATGGAGAACTTGAACACACAGCCTGGAGCAAACTTTGCCCAAGGTTCATGGTGGCAGGCATTTAACTCTGTTACTTACATGACAGACCACTTACAAGGTCGTGAAGGTGATTCACGTTTACAGTCTGCATGGTACGGACGTAACCGTAAGGTGAAACTCAACGCTTTAGATAAAGCACTTGAGTACGCTGAGGCGGCATAAAAAAACTTACCAGAGAGGGTTGAATTCCCTCTCTGGAATACCTATATAATATGGGTGCAGTTCGTAAGTCGTCCAGATGTCACAAAACAGAACACCTACTCTGTGACACAAATTTTGGGTTTTGGTAGTTTCCCTCACAAAAAACTACCATTATAAATAAGAGTACGATATGCCGAATAGTCGGGTATCGTATTTAATCTTGCTTAACTAAGGAGAAAAAAATGGTAAGTAATCAATATATCGACCCTTTTGATAGGGTCAAAACTTATTCTATCGGTTTCGATAGAATGTTCAACAGTCTACTTGATGCACCAGCATCAACTGGATATCCCCCATACAATATCGTAAAGGTTTCAGAGGAGAAGTATTGCATCGAACTTGCAATCGCTGGATTCTCTAAAGCAGATATTGAGATTGAGAGTAAGGATAATATTCTTACAGTCAGTACATTGGACAAGAAAGATGAGAATGAACTAGAAACAGAATATCTACACAAAGGTATCTCTGCACGTTCTTTCAAGAAAGCATTCAATCTTGCTGAGTATGTGATTGTACAGGGTGCATCCTTCAAAGATGGTATTTTGAGTATTGAATTAGAAAGAATTGTCCCAGAGGCAATGAAACCTAAAACAATTAAAATCAAATAAGCTATTGACATTGCCCTAGAAATAGGGTATGATGTAATCTAATCATCAATAATGATGATTTAATATAATAGATAATGGAGATAATATGGGCAGAAAAGCACTAACAAAAAGAGAAAAGACTATGAGACTTCTTTCAACTGGAAAGAATGTAACATGGGAAACTCTTAGAAAAAAACTTGACTTGACATCACCTAGAGCGATGATTGACACTCTTAGGAGTGAAGGTAATTGCATTTATGTGAATAAGCATGAAGGACAAACTGCATATAGACTTGGCGAACCATCGAAAGGTGTTATCGCTGCTGGTTTAAAAGCGTTGTCTGGTGAAGATTACTCTTACTCAAGCTAATAGTAACTGTGGTGGGGGGTTCTCCCCCCACTCAACTTATAGGATGAAACAATTGAAAAAGATAGACTACAAATATTCAGAAGATAGACTTCTATTTGAACTGAAAGAATATATTGATAAAACTTATTCTTCACACTATTCACACAACAAATTTCAAGCCACAGAATTCATTATGGATTCTGGACATGGCGAAGGTTTTTGTATCGGAAACATATTAAAATATGCACAACGATACGGAAAAAAAGATGGCAAGAACAGAAATGACTTGCTAAAAGTAATCCATTATGGTATAATGGCTTTACACAATCACGATATGAATCAAGGAGATAACTGATTATGCAACTTAGTAATGATACCAAAGACGTTCTAAAGAACTTCTCAACAATAAACCAAAACCTTTTGGTTAAATCTGGTAATGTGATAAACACAATGTCTGCAATGAAAAACATTGTAGCGAAGGCAACCATTCCAGATTCCTTTTCAAATGAATTCGCAATCTACGATTTGAATGAATTCCTCTCAGCGATGTCGCTGTTTAAGAGTCCTACATTGGACTTTGGAGATCAGTCGGTACGATTGAATGAAGAAGGCGGTGGGAGTTCACTGAAGTATTTCTTTAGTGACCCATCCGTAGTGACTACTCCGAAAACGGAAATCACTATGCCTTCAGTAGACGTAGAGTTTACGTTTACACAAGACACCTTTAGTGCAATCCAAAAAGCGAGTGCAGTATTGGGTGTTCCAGATGTAGTACTTAAAGGTACAGCTGGTGGTGATATTGAACTGACTGTTACTGACCGTAAGAATGAAACTTCTAACGACTTCAGTATTAAAGTTGGTGATAATTCACCGAATGACTTCACATACTTTTTCAAAGTTGAGAACTTAAAACTGCTTGGAGGTGATTATAAAGTAAAGGTATCCGATAAAGGTATTTCGCATTTCGCACATGTGAATAAACAAATCGAATACTTTATTGCTCTAGAAGCAAAATAATCCCAACAAGGAGTTTTATATTATGAATGATGTGATGTTATGGGTCGAGAAGTTTCGTCCCAAGAAAATCAGTGAGACTGTTCTTACTGATGATTTAAAAAAGACTTTCCAGGCCTTCGTAGATGATGGACATATTCCTAATCTACTACTTACTGGCGGGCCTGGGGTAGGTAAGACCACAGTTGCAAAAGCAATGCTTGAGGAACTAGGCGCTACTTATATGATGATAAACGGTTCAGAAGAATCGGGTATTGATGTTCTGCGAAATAAGATTAAGAACTTCGCAAGTACTGTCTCTATGGATGGTAATCGCAAGTTCGTTATTCTGGATGAAGCAGACTATCTAAATCCTCAATCTACACAGCCTGCGTTGCGTGGATTTATAGAAGAGTTCCATAAGAACTGTGGATTTATACTTACCTGTAACTTCAAAAATCGAATCATCGACCCTCTCCACTCTAGATGCTCTGTTATAGAATTTCGTATTCCTACAACAGAGAAACCTAAACTTGCTGGTGAATTTTTCAAGCGGGTTCAGACTATTCTAGATGGAGAGGGTGTTCAGTATCAACCCAAAGCAGTTGCTGGTGTTGTTGAGAAGTACTTCCCCGATTGGAGAAGGGTTCTAAACGAACTGCAACGATATTCAACTTCTGGTATGATTGACAGTGGTGTACTTGTTAACATCTCAGAAACGAATATGAAAGATTTGAATTCATTCCTCAAAGAAAAGGATTTCAAATCTATTCGCAAATGGGTTGCAAACAATCTTGATAATGACCCATCTCGTATGTATCGCAAGATATATGATGCTCTTTATGAAGATATCCAACCTCAAACTGTACCTCATCTCGTACTTGCTACAGCAGACTATTCTTACAAGTCAGCATTCGTTGCTGACCAAGAGATTAATATGCTCGCATTTATGATTGAGGTGATGACGCAAGTTCAGTTCAAATGAGCTATGAACTTAAACATTACCTCAAGTCCATAAACGAAACAAAGGAAAATCTGTTAGACTCAGATGACCCTATGTGGACAAAGAAGTATTCTCCGTACATTATCAATAAATGTCTCGCACCTTTCAATGACACCATTATGTTAGTCAATGAGATGAATATGAGACACCACCTTGATTCAAAACTACAATATGATTTTTTACTAAATACTATTAGGTCTAAGAAACGATATGCTCCTTGGGTGAAAGCGAGTAAGTTAAAAGATTTAGAGTATGTAAAAGAGTATTTTGGTTATAGTA